ATCCACCCACGGTTCCCCGCTGTGGTTCCTGAGCCGTTCAATCACTTCATTACTGAGCCTGTCCCGGCTGGTGGGCGGCACCGGATCAGAAGTCAGCAAATCAGAATAGCACCGGGAAACCACGTCCAGTTCCAGGGCGAACCGGTCAAGATGGCCCCAAAGGTTTTTGATTGCCGCCTGTGTGCTGTACCCCTTGCCGCAACCGTCAATAGTTTCTTGCATTTGGTAAGCCTTGATTGTCTTATAGGGCAAGTTCACAAGCCCTGAACAATGCTTGAACGCCGATGTGAGGGAAGCCCGGTTGGATTGGCCCAGCTTGGGGGCTTTTTTCTCTTTCCACAAATCAAAAAGCTGTTGCAGGGTGATTTTGGCCCGGTCAACGTCCCACGGATCGCGGTTGTATTCCGCCAAAAGGATATTGCCTTCTTCCCGTGTGGCCGCATAGCCAACAATCACAAAAATCGGTTGCCCGTTATTTTTCCAACCGGCTGTTTTCTTGATGATGTACGGGCGGCGGCGATTGCCTGACAATTTGGCTACTGTCCCATAGCCATTGGGATTCCGCATTTTATCACCTGTCCTTTCAAAAATGGTTGCAAAACCCCAAGGGCAAGTGATATAATAGCGTTGTGTGGGCGCTACGTTGGATCACCTGTCCAATGTGGTTCCTTGCCGCTTCCGGTGCTACCAACACCGGGGGCGGCTTTTTTTGTTTATCGGTAACATATCGGTAACGGCGGAAAGCCTTGGAAACGCTGGATTTTCTGGAAGCGTTACTGATGTTACTGATTTCTTCTATTATTCAAAATAATAATAAAAAATATAGAAGAAGTATATATAAGAGAACCTCCCTTTTATCAGTAACATCGGTATCAAACCCAGCAAATCCAGACGTTTCAAGGGTTTGGGGGTGTTACGGATGTGCTACGATTGGAAATCTACATAGATAATATTTCCTATGCGTGCTTTAATCCGTCTTGGATCGAATACTTTTCGTTTCTGTATAGCCCTTTCATCATACCCCGGACTTCGGCCCGATCTTCAGCGTCCAACTGGATATACATACACAGCGCGTCCCAAACATCTTCACCATATTGGGCCACTATCAATTCTTCGGCCCGTTCCTCTTTGGCTATATCCTGTTTCAGCTTTTCCAGATCAATACTTTCATCCAGTTCATCCCAACCCATGATATAACTTGGGGTGGTTTCCAATGCGTCTGCTATGGCCTTAATCTTGGATTGGGTAAGATTTCGGGAGTTTGCTTCTATTTTATTCACAGATGAACGGGACTTATATCCAAGACGTTTTGCAAGTTCATCTTGGGACATTTTGAGTTCTTCCCGCCGTATTCTGATCCTATCCCCGATTTCGAGCAATGGCTTCACCCCCTTTCTGTTACTATTATAGCGCACGGTGGGCAGGTTGTCAACAATTTTTGAAAATTTTCAAAAAAGGTGTTGACAAGATGCCCACCGTATGCTATTATACCGATTGTAGGCAAGATGCCAACAAAACAAATCACCCAAACACCATTCATATAACAGGAGGATCACAAAAATGATGAAGTATTACATTGGCTACTACAATAAGCCTTGGGACAAAAGCGAATTTACCGTGATCGCTGGTTCCCCCGATCCGTTCGTTGCGCTGTTCATCCTGGACAGCTACCGGGAGAAATGCCCGGAAAGCATGAAGTCCGCTTATGAAATGATTTCGGCGGATGAAGCCATGAACCTGAAGCTGACCTTCTAAGCCGAAACGGGCGGATGGCCCGTCCGCCGGAACCGCCCCACCGGTGCTGATGATGGCAGGGCATGAAAAGGAGTAAACACCATGAAAAGAAGAAAGAGAACCACCGTTTGGGCCTACCTGGACGGAAAGAAGCTGATTGATGTGGTACAAGCCGCCCTTGACAACAATATGATGGTGGACGATATGAAGGCCCTGTTGGTCAAGGAAAACCCCGGCCATGAAGTCACTTTCAACGTGCAATAATCCCGCCTGATGATGGCCCCCGGTGGTTCCGGGCCGAAACAGCGCCCCGGCGCTGTCGTGGGAAACCACAACACGGCGAAGCATTGACACTATCCCGTAAAAGTCGGGGAGCCGTGTTTTATGGGGAAACCAACAGCGAACCTAAAAGCAATCCCTGAAGGCTAAAATAAGAATTACTGACAGACAGGGGAGCGTTGTCCAATACTCCATAGCGAGTGGCGGGGGGCGTCCGGATCGGGTTAATCCTGAAGGGCTTTATAAGATAACTTTTGGTTCGCTGGTTCCCCAAAATGCACCTTGAAAAGTTCACTTCAAAAGAAAACATGAAAGGGGGGGGGATTATGACCAACACGGAACTGTTGCGGGAAAAGATGGAAAAGTCTGGTTACAAGTTGCGGTTTATCGCTACGAAGGCGGGGCTGACCTATCAGGGCTTTTTGAACAAGCTGAACAATGTGCGTGAATTTAAGGCCAGTGAAATCAAGGCCCTTTCTGATCTGCTGAACCTGACGGAAGCGGAACGGACTGCCATATTTTTTTCCGCCTGATGTTGGCAAATTGCCAACATTGACAATCCCGGCAACCTGGAAACCCCGGACTATAAGGCCAACAACGTCCCCTTTGAAATAGTTCTGTTGGCCCAGCTACGAAACAAGGCGGTGAACGCCTACAACGGAAGGAGTGTCCCCCCCCCCATGACAAGTGCAAGCGTGAAGCCGGTTATCGGTGAACTTGAAAGTTTATTTTCAACTTTCAACAAAGCCTTCTTTGAAGGCAAGCTGGAACAGCCTGTAATCACCGTTTCCCCGGATAACACCCGTGGGGCCTATGGGTGGTGTACTGGCTGGAAGGCGTGGCAGGATGGAACCAAAGAAGGCGGGTTCTATGAAATCAACCTTTGCGCTGAATATCTGAACCGCCCCTTTGAGGAAACCTGTTGCACCCTGATTCACGAAATGGTTCACCTGTGGAATTTGCAAGAAGGGGTTCAGGACACTTCCCGATCTGGCACCTATCACAACAAGAATTTCAAGATTGCCGCCGAAGCCCACGGCCTGATCGTGGAAAAAACGGCCAAATATGGGTTCAGCACAACCACCCTGGCACCGGCAACCATGAATTTCATTCAGGCCATGGAGAAAACCGGGTTTTCCCTGGTTCGCCCCAAGGTTCCCGGCCTGAAGGGAGCCAAAGCAAAACAGAGTTCCCGGAAGTATGTTTGCCCCGGATGTGGGGCCATTATCCGGGCTACTAAAGAAGTTCACGTTATTTGTGGTGATTGTGAACTGACCTTTGAGGAACAGGAGTGATGAACGGATGTGGAAACCCTGCAAGCTGACCAAGAAAACGGCCACAATGCTGATTCAGCGGGTGATCCCCATGTCCCCCAAACTGATCAGCGGCCCCACCGGTAACAATGGGGCGGTGATCTTTACCGCCCCGGTTGGCCCGGAAGGGCTGGAAATCAAGGTGGAAAATGACTGGTTCACCCGCAACGGCTGTATTAAGCTGACCATTTCCGACAACAGCGGCGGAAACTGCCTGACCATGTACTTCAGCCCGAACACCTTTGAACGGGATTTTTCAGCGGAAGAATTTGACAAGAAAGAAGCCGCCGCTGATGCCCGGAAAAAGTGGGTTCAGGAAATTGGGCCGGAACGGGCCCACAAGTTGGTTGATCTGTATTGGGGCTACTAATTCCACTGAATTTTTTGAAGGAGTGTGATTCCAAATGAGGAAGAACGAGCAGAGCAAGACCAAGACGGGGAAGGCCCCGTCCCCCTTCGCCCCGGTCAAGCGGGACACCAAGACCCACCACCGGACGGGGTATCACAAGCCGATCAAGAACCCCACCATCAATGCCGCCCCGGACACCCACAAGGTGTTCTGCAAGCGGTGCATGAAGTACAACAAGGGCGTTTGCCCCATGACCGGGACGGCGTTCAAGGCCCCCGGCTGTGCGGTGTAGAAAGGAGGAACAGACACCATGAAAACCTTTTCCGAGCGTTTGAAGTTCGCTATGGCGGAAGCGGGGCTGAACCAATCCGGCCTGTCGGAGAAAACCGGCGCGTCCAAGGCGGCTATCAGCCAGTATCTTTCCGGCAAGAACACCCCCGGCCCTGACCGGGTGAAATCCCTGGCCGATGCCACCGGCGTTTCCTTTGATTTCCTGATGGGGTATGACGTTCCCCCGACCACGGCGAACCCGGCCCCCACCATGGGGCGGATCACCACGAAGGTTGCGGCCCGGTGCTTGGGCAAATCGGATCAGTTTGTCAGAATTGGCCTTCAGCGGGGGCTTCTCCCCTTCGGAACCGCCGTTCCCGGCACCGGGAGCAAGTGGAATTACTACATTGACCCGGCCAAATTCAGGGCCTATGTGGGGGCGGAAAAGTTCAATGAGTTCTTCCGCCTGACCGCCTAACGGCAGAATGGGGGGGGGGGAATGTTATGGTTCGCAACCATAAAGGCGGAGGAAACCGCCAGCCCAAGGAATTTTATGAACGTCCCCTAACCCCTGAAGAAGCCCAATTTGCCACGGACAACGTCAACATTGTTTGGTGGTATTTGGATAGCCGGGGCCTGGATCGGAATGAATGGTTTGACGTGGTTATTTTCCGCTATATGTTATCGGTCAAGCGGTATTTGAACCTTCCTGAACTGCGCCAACACCGGTTTGTAAACATTGCGTGTAAGGCTATGCAATCAGCCATTGGCGGCGAATACGCCAAACGGGATCGCCGCCCGGTTGAAGTGAGCCTGTCCGATCCCGTCCGCCCTGGATGTGATCTTACTTATGAAATGATTTTAGCGGCCCCGGAAGGAGCCTGATTAAAAAAGGAGTGTAGAAGATGCCCAAAATTGAAATCGGGATTTCTGTGAAAATCCTTCCCGCCCAGGAATACCACGGGAATTACACCGACAAGATCGGCGTGGTGAAACAGTCCATTAACACCCGGAACGGGAACCGGCTTGGGGTGGAGTTTCCCGATCTGAAAAACCGGGCCAGTGAAAAGGGATTGTTCTGGTTCTCCGTTGACAGTGTGGAGCCGCTTCACCCGTTGGATTTTGCGGCGTTACCGACTGACACGGCGGACAGCCTGAAACGGATTTCCCGCCGCACGTTCAACCAGCTTCCCTTCCCCGATATTAAACGGGTGATTTATAGCGGCCCCAAGACGATCATTCTGTGGACCGATGGCACCAAAACCATTGTTTCCTGTGGGGAAGGTGAAAGCTACGACCATTACACCGGCTTTTGTGCCGCCGTTACCAAAAAGCTGTTCGGTTCTACGTCCCACGCCAAAAAGGTTTTGGGCCGGGTGATCCACGTTGATTAACCTTTTTCCCCACCAGCAAAAGGCCCTTGACCTGACCGCCGCCCACAATCGTTGCGCCTATTACTTGGATATGGGCCTTGGGAAAACCTTTGTTGGTTCGGAAAAGCTGATGGGGCTGGAAACCCGGATCAATCTGGTGGTGTGTCAATGCTCCAAGGTTCAGGATTGGCTTGAACATTTTCAGACCTATTACACCCGGAATTGTGCGGTTGACCTGACCAACCCCAAGAATTTCAAGTGGTTTATGGAACAAGTTCAATGTGAGGTTCCAACCCTGCTGATTGGCGTGATCAACTATGAACTGACCTTCAGGCGGAAAGTGCTGAAAACCCTGACCGGGTTTACCTTGATGCTGGATGAAAGTTCTCTGATCCAGAATGAGAGCGCCAAACGGTCAAAGTTCATTCTTGGGCTGAACCCGGCCAACGTGGTTCTTCTTTCCGGCACTCCCACGGGCGGCAAATATGAAAAGCTGTGGAGCCAATGCCGCCTGTTGGGGTGGAATATCTCAAAAGACCTGTTCTGGAAACAGTATGTGGAAACGGAATGGGTGGAACATGATGGGTTTTGGCGGCAACGGATCATTGGTTACAAGAATGTTGACCGCCTGAAGAAAAAGTTGGCTGACCATGGGGCGGTGTTTATGACCACGGATGATGCCGGAATTGAACTTCCCCCCAAAACCATGATCCCGGTGAAAACAAAGCCTTCCCCGCTTTACTGGAAATTCTGGAATGAACGGGTGGTGAGTGTGGACACCAGCAACCTTGGAGAATTTGAACTTGATTCAGATTTTTGGGGTTCCAATGAACACGCTGAACGGGAATTGATTGGTGATACCAGTTTAACCCGCCGCCTGTATGCCCGTCAACTATGCGGCCTGTATAACAAGGCCCGTTATGAAGCGTTCAGGGATTTGGTGAACAGTACGGATGATCGTTTGATTGTGTTCTATAACTTCACGGAAGAAATGGAGCGGATGCGGGGGATTGTCCGGGGGATGAACCGGCCTGTTTCTATCCAGAATGGGGAAACCAAAGACCTGACAGCCTACAACTACAAGGCCGATTCTGTCACCTTTGTTCAGTATCAGGCCGGGGCAAGGGGCGGAAATTTCCAAAAGGCCAACAAAATCATTTATTTCAGCTTGCCGGAAAGTTGGGAACTGTGGGCGCAATCCCAAGAACGTATTCACCGGATTGGACAGGAACGGCCTTGTTTCTATTACCTGTTAATCTGCCCCGGAACCGTTGAAACCAACATCCTTGACACGCTGGAACTGCGAAAGGATTACAATGATGAACTTTTCAAACAGTATGAAACCACCCCATAAGCGCCGGGGGACGTATTGGCGGGATTTGGTGTTGGGCTTCATTGTTGGGGCGCTGGTTGCCCTGTTGATTGGTTTGGCCGTATCCAGGATTACCACCACGGCCAAAGCGGATCAGGATTTTCCCGCTGAAACCCCCGCCGATTCGTCCCCGTTGTGGACGGTAGAGCCTTCACCGGTGGACACCCCAACAGAGGTTCCCGCCACAATTCCACCCCAAACATTATTCCGGGTGACGGCCTATTGTGCCTGTGAAAAGTGCTGTGGTGAGTGGGCAAAGAACCGGCCCAATGGCGTTGTATATGGCGCGGCGGGGATTGAACTGATTGCCGGTGTTTCAGCGGCTTCCCCGTTGCCCCTTGGAACGGTTGTTGAAGTGGAAGGCTTGGGTGAATATGTGGTTCAGGATCGCCCTGCCAAATGGGTTATTGAGAAATACGGCGAAAACCAGCTTGATATTTACTTTGATAACCATGAAGAAGCCTGTGCCTTCGGCTTGCAATATTTGAATGTCTACATAAAGGAGGAACCAGAACCATGACGGAACGGAAGGATTTTTCCGGCACCTGTGATCGGGACGATGAAAACCCCAATAACCCCTGTTGGGATTGTTCCAATTTTGTATTCCCTATCGGGTGCATGATTGATGAAAAGGAGGAAGTGAAGTGATCCACTGTAAAAACAAATGCCCTTTGGGGAAATTTGACGGCTGTTGCCGCTCTTGCCCTGATCGGCCCGATTGCCCGGAAGCCTGTGAACACGATCCCGCCCAATGCGGGGATGCCACTTGGGACGAAGAAACCGCCCTGGCCGTGTTCCAGAAGTCCCAGCTTGCCACCCTGAACGCTATTGCGTCCCTGACCGCCCACAAGAAGGCCATTGAGGAACAGGAAAAGAACATGAAGGCGGCACTGTTCGCCGCTATGGAGCAGTACGGGATCAAGAAATTTGAAACCGATGCCCTGACCCTGACCTATGTTGCCCCCACCGTTTCCCATGGCCTGGATTCCGCAAAGCTGAAGAAAAAATACCCGGATGCGGCGGCGGATTGCGCCAAAGACACCCCCAAGGCCGGTTATGTCAAGATCACCCTGAAGGATGGGGGCGGCGGAAATGGAGCCTGAAACCCTGTCCAATGCGGAACACGAAGCCTTTGTTTCAGACCTGACCCCGATTGTGCTGAACACGGTTCATTCTTTGGTTGAGTTGGCGGACAAACACAACATTGATCGGGATAATGTCATGGAATACTTTTCTACCTTGTTTTCCACGATGGCTAAAATTTCCACCTTTGCAGGGTTTGAAGGCGGTGGTTCCCATTGATCATAAAATGGCACCCTTGCCCCGGCCACCCTAACTATGAAATCAACCGATTGGCCCAGGTTCGTTCTGTGAAAACCGGAAAACTGCTGGCCCCATATGATGATGGTTCCGGTTACTTGCGTGTCAAGCTGGACGGGGTGAATTGCCGGTTACATATCCTTGTGGCGCTGGCCTTCATCCCTAACCCGGAAAACAAGCCGGTGGTGAACCACAAGCGGGGCAAAAAGCACGATTGCCGAGCGTCCCAACTGGAATGGGCCACTATTTCCGAAAACACGAGACACGCATGGGATCACGGATTGATTCAGCGGGGGGGGTGAAAAGCCGTGGCCGGTGAAAAGAACTTTGAAAACCGCTTGAAGCGGTGGTTGGAAAGTGTTGGGAGTTACCCCTTGGGCCACCCCAAGGACAAAATCACGGTTCACCCCTATGGCTACTATGAAAAGCGTTGGGGTGGTGGCCGGTTCCAGAAAAGCGGCCTTCCTGATATGCGGATCGTGGTAAATGGGATCGCCTTGGAAGTGGAACTGAAGGACACCCACGGCACCCCTTCCGACCTTCAGAAGCGGAATGTCCAGCAAATCAACTATTCGGGTGGGCTGGCCTTCATCCTGTACCCGGAAGGCTTTGAAACCTTCAAAGACATTGTGAAAGGGGTGATAACGTGGCCTTGCGACTGTCCCATAGCCGGGTTGATTGTTTCAACCGTTGCCCGTTCAAATACCAAATGCGATATGTTGACAGGATCGGAACGATCACCAACACCGACCCGGACAACGCCCTAATCTTGGGGACGGCCCTTCACACCGGGATTGAAGAAGGTGTGGCCCAGGCGTTGGAGTTCTACCAAAACAGTTTCCCGGTGCTGACCGATGAACACATCAATGAAATGATCAAGCTGGAAGCCCTAATCCCTAAGGCGGCGGCGCTGTTGCCCCCCGGTGGCCGGTTTGAACTTCCCATTGGGAACGCTGACTTCATTGGGTTCATGGACTATTTGGCCCCGGTGTTCAAAGATACCTTTCTTGGGCTGAATTACTATGACCTGTACGATTTCAAGTATTCCAACAATTCCAAAAGCTACTTGGAAAGCGGGCAACTTCACGAATACAAGTATTGGTTTGAGTTGACCCACCCCAACTGTATAATCAGAAACCTTTATTTCCTCTTTGTCCCCAAGGTGAAGATCAGGCAGAAGGGAACGGAAACCCTGATTCAGTTTCGTGACCGCCTGACTGAAGCCCTGGCCGATGCCACCCCTTGGGTGGAGCAAGGGCAGTATAACTCCCTGAAAGCGGTGGACTTCCTGACCGATGCC